GCAAACCTATATTTATCCAAGTCATCATGCAGTTTTGCCTGCAAGGGTCTTGGGATATAGGGTATTTCAACGTGCATTATAATTCTTTTCCCCACCTAATCCTAGGTGTTGCTTGTACTTCTTGCCAAATTCTATTAGTTCTTGTAGTCCAGCCAGTATTTTTTTTAAATGTTTGTACTGTTGTTTCTTTATTAAAATTTACTGCTTTTAAACTACTGCCACTTTCAGTTTCTAAAGTATAAGTAATTATTTTTTTACCACCCATACTTTGCCAAATTTTTATAGCTTTAGCATATAAAAAACTACAAGTTCCTTTAGGAGCATCATCTAAAACACAATTTCTATTTATTTCTAAAGTTAATTTATCGTCTAATTTTCTAGCAACGGGTCTGCCAATAATAGCAACACCGACAAGTTTTCCTTGATATTCAGCTCCAATGCTAAATTTATGACCCGCACATCTTTTGTTATGTCTATGGTATTTATCTATAAAGTTATTTGCTTCCTTTAAACTTAAAGGAATTACCTTTAGATGTTTAGACATTATAAAATCGCTAATATTACTATTAAAGCTGCAACACCGATCACTACTTTTTTATGATCTCTCCAATAATGTTTAGCTTCATGAATAATTATATTTATATCCATCTT